CACCGGTTGCATTTTGTTTTTTTGCTATAATAACATTCACACAACCTTTTATGTTGCCATTATCCCTATGAAATGGAGCAGAAATATTATAATTAGAAATTGAAGAAGTGAACATTTTACCAAATCTAAATTTTTTTGGCACATTTTCTTCAATCAATTTCACTTGTCTTTCATAAATTTTTGGTGCTATTTTTTTTATTAAATTTTCACTTTCTTGACAACTTAAAAGCATTGCTTTAATAAAAGTTTTTGCACTTGGCTTATCATGTACTGAAGAAATAGTTGGGTAAGTTCTTCTCATGTGGGGCTTAGGTGGAACGCCACCAAGTATAGTTGAGTATTGTAATACTGCATTTTCTTTTGAGTGCATACCAGAAGATCTTGACATAACACTTTTTGGCACGTTTTTACTTCTCAATTCTTTGTTTGCTATTGCAATAAGTTTAGAAAGTTTTTCTGAATGTTCTGAAATATCTTTTAAATAGAAGCCTATTATTTCACCTTCAAAAATGAAAAGTGTATCTTCTGTGATATTTGGTTTTATATGACCACATTTATCACCTATTTTTACATTGTGATCTTTTTGTATTAACTCAACTTTTTTCATAGCTTTTCTTTTTCTTTTTTAAGGTAATCAATTAACATAACTCCTATATCACATTTTCTTTCTTTAAAAAATTTTATTAATTCAAATGCAACTGGGTAGTCATCAATACTAAAATCAACCATGATAGACTTTCTTACGTTTGAACTCATTTGATCAACTTCTTCATCAATATCAAAGTCATCTAAAATATCATAATCAGTTTTTTCATCTTGCCAAACTTCCAAGCCCCATGAACTAAGATCTTCACTACTCCACTCATTTGCCAACATATCCCAATCCCAAAGACCACTACTTACATTATCTTTTATTACAAATTGTTTTTTTTGTTCTTCACTCCAGTCATCTGCAAGTAAAATTGGTATTTCTTTCAGACCAGCTTGAATTGAGGCTTTTAAGCGCATATTTCCACCTAAGACAACATATTTGTTATCTTTATCCGTAAAACACACCACAGGGCGTTTTTCAAGCATCTCTGGGAATTCCTCAATGCTTTTAACTAACCGATTATAATTGTGATCTTTTATTAATCTTGGGTTGTCTTTATTTGGCTTTACTTTACTAATTTTTACTTTCATACTCATTATATACAGTTTTTAGTCTATCAATCATATCACGTACACAACTTGAACAACTGCTTGGATCTGTTCTTTTGTTAAATACTCTATTGAAAATATCTCTTAAATCTTGTTGTTCTTGGGGTGAAACGGTGTTACGTTCTAAAGCAAACCAACCACTTAAAAAATGATATTCATCTTCTTTAAGACATTTTACGTCTGGCGCATAGCTGAACAACTTATTTAATTTTTTTCTACGTTCTTCACACCCACAATCGTCACCAGCTACGAACTTAACTAATTTTTTTATTCCGGTTGCTTTTGTGATTTTTTCGACTGTATCACCTAACCCCTCACTTTTCTTTTTTACTGTTTTCTTTTTTGCCATTGTTTTAATTTTAATTTATAAATAATAAAAGTAATAAATATTATCAGCGACAAACTGAATATATTTATATGTGGTTCTCCACATAGCCCTAAAATATGTTTTAAATTTTCAATCATAATTAATTTAATTCAACTTGGTAAATATTTAAAAAATCGTCTTCCTCTAATTGTTTTTGATAACAAAAAATTTTAATTGCTTCATGTAAATCAGTAGCACGTATCACATTAATTGGTTCTTTATTTTTATCTTCTTTTATGTAAAAAAAGTATGTCTTCATTCTATGGTTTTATATGTTCAAAATCTTGGTTTCTAAAATCTTCCCAATCTTCTCCAACTGTTATTTTTATTCTTTGTTTGCAGTTTTTTAAGGTTTGAAAAATAGAACTTCTGCTTATGTTACTTTCTTTTGCTAAAGTAATAATGCTTTTACCAGTTGTAACATATTCTTTAAATAACATTTGATCGTACCAGTGCCAAGTATTTATTTCTTCGTTTATTTTGTCTAATATTATGGCGTGTTTATTTTCCTTAATTTTTACGTTTTCAAAATTGTTTTCATCTTTTAGCCACATATTATGTAAAATCTTTTCTTTAAATAATCTTTTTCTTTTCTTTTCTTCGTTCATCAAATAACCATTATTAATATATAAATTATTTGCTTTTTCATAGTCTTCAAAGTGAACAAAATTAAATCTGTTTTTGTCGGTGCACCCTCGTTGTTTTCTGTACCAATCAATATAAGTATTTCTTAAAGCAAAAAAAACATAACCACTATTCAATTTTCCTTTTGGTAAAACCTTTTCTTTTGAGGATCTTTCTGCCAATCTAATATAAACGTCTTGAACTATATCTTCAGAAAATTCACCAGCCCCAAATGTTTTGACTATTGTAATCCATTGTTGGTGGTGTTTTTGCACTTCGATAAGCCAATCCATAATTTCAAAGATAAAAAACCCTTACAAATTATGCAAGGGCTTCTTAATTAATCAATAAAACAAATATGAATTTTCAAATATAATCTTTTTTTTTAAAAAGGAAGATCATCTGTTTTGCTTTCTTGTATTTCTTCTTTCATTGGTTGCCAAGTATCAACACTAATTGAAACGTCTTTTCCATATTGGTCTGGGGTGTCTTTAATATTTATATTTAATCTTATAAATTTATTCCCCTGGAATTCCTCAATGTAGTCTTTTAACTTACTTGGGTTTATTGTAGCTTTTAACCAGCCTTCATTCATTTTTTTACCACTACCTACGTAGATTGTTTTTTCTTTTTCCATTTTTATTTTGTTAAATTATTATTTTCTGCATATTTTTTTTTGCCAAATTCAATAAGTAGATTTCTAACCTTTTTACCAAATTTTGTATCGTTTCTGTATAACATAGATATACCAATTATTTCTTTAAATATTGAAATTATTTCTTCGGTTGTTATTTCGTTTTTATCTTTCATAACTTTTCAATTATCTTTATTGTGTTTTCTTTAATTTCGGCTATTTCTTTTGATCCTATCCAATTAACAAACTCATAAGCTTCAATTAAAATTGTATATTCTTTTTCCATGATCCTATCAAAGAATGTAATATATAAATCATTTCTTTTTTTATCGAATTGATAAGAATGAACTTCAGGGTATTCAATAAAGATTTCTGTTTCTTCTTTTGGATTATCAGGCATTTTGTATTTCTTTAATGGTTAATAATTCATTTAACTTATCATAATACTTTCTGCATTCAATTATTCTTTCTATAATTTTATCAATTACATTTTGATCGTATTCAACTTGAAAAGTTTTAATTCTTAGTTCGTTATCAATATTGTCAAAGTTATGATTGTTTTCGATCTGTTTTCTTACTCCTGGAATTTCATCAATTGCATTAAGTTGATAATGTTCACGCCTTATTTCATCTTCTACAATGTGAGAAGGGGTGTTTAAAAGGCAATAACAAAGTATAGAATTCTTTTTACCTGTTAACATCATGTAACCCATTAATTGATAATAATAATCTTTGTTTGGAATATTATCACTAAAAAAATTATCAAAATATGTAAAAGCACTCCAACTTGCTTTTATATCTAAAAGAGTATCAGTTGTATTTACATCTGGTGTTCCGGTTATATAATCATTTTCAAAATTTTCATGGTTTTTATATAGAAAATCTGTTTCTAAAACTTCATTGCATAATGCAATTCCTTCAAGTTCTACTTCATTTCCCTTATCAATAAATTTTGATTTAATCTTTTTATACTTGCCAAATTTTTGTTCAATAATTAATTCTTTCAAATAACCCTTTGTTGTGTTTGACAATGTTTCTTTTTTAGATCTTGGATTGGTCATTATTTTGCCAATCTGTGAGCATCTTATTTTTAGCATGATGTTAGTTGTTTAGTTTGTTCACTATTTAATTTAAATGTTTTTAGCAATTGTTCTTTGGTATAACTACCTTCTTTAATACTTTGTATTGCTCTTTGAAATTGTATATCTGTTAAAGAACCTTTTTTAAACTTATAGTTTGGTTTATTGTTTTGATTGTTAATAGCATTAATAACTTCTTCAGCACTTGCCACACTACCAGCATCAATACCAATACCAAAATTTGCTAAAGCCCTTCCCCAAGCTGATGTTTCACAATTCTCAACATAAGAGGTTTTGTTTATATAGTTACTTCCTTTTTCTTCTTCAGCCAGACCAGTTGCAATTATTCTATTTTTTTCATCTGATATAATTGCTTTGATAAGAATTGAATCTTCAGTTTTTTCAATCACTTCGCTAACTAAAGAATAGTTAGGGTAATGATCCCGGAAATAAATTAGACGTTCATCAACTGTAACATAGGGCTTTCCCTTTATGTTTACAGTTTTTAAATTTACTTTTGTTCTTTGATTTGTTTTTGCAGTTTGTTCTTCTGCTTGTTTTAAGGCAATTACCTTCTCAGTTGTTTTGCTCATATACTTGTTTTTATTGTTTATAATTGTTCAAAGTTAATCATTATTTTCTATTTCTTTGCATTTTTTCTTGTATTCTTTTATTATTTCTTTAAGTTCTTCTTTGTCGTGCTTGTGAACTCCTTTGCTTTGCTTCTCTAATTTTTCAAAAGCTTCACTGCCTATTCTGTTTAATAATTCTTTGTGATAGTTATACAAGTTGCCATGTTCATACTGATTGCAGTAAACACACTGTGCGTGTATATTCAAAGGGTTTAAACGAACCGAACCATGACCACCAGCAGAAAAAAAGTGACCAGCGTCATACTTGCCAACTAAAGGTACACCACAACTCACACAACCTTTATCTTTGTCACGTAGTCTTACAAATCTGTTTACCCATTTTTGGGCTTCTTTCAAATAATCGCTTGTTGTTTTAAGTTCTTCTTTCAACCTTCTTTTTTTCTTTTTCCATTGTACTGCTTTTGCTTTCTTGATCCATTCTTCTACACATTCTTTTTTATCAGTACAATACTTTTGGTTAAAGTGTAGTGCTTCAAACTTTTCTTTGCATTTTTTACAACGTGGCATTTTCTAAAAGGTTTTTATTTGTTTTTTTTAATTCGTTTACTTCTGTTTGTAACTCTAAAAGCATAATATTGTTTCGGTACAAGTCACCACTTAAAGACATACATTTTAAATCTAACCTATTTAAAACAAGTAAAGCTTCACCAAGTTCTATTAAACTATCACGTTGGTTTTCTATAAGTTCTTTTTTGTGTGGTGTTTTCTTTTCCAGGTCTTCAAGTGCTAATTTTGCTCTATGGTACACTTTGTTTAATCCTACTTTAGCTTGTATTACTTCTATCATTATATTCGTGTTTTTAT